ACCGAGCAGGGCAACTGCGAATGCTTTCATTAGTTTTAGTTTATAAACTATTAATAATTATACAAGATACCTGTATCATAAACTACATTTAAACTTCTCTTAATTTATATTTCCTGACATAAAAAAAAGACCCCTGTTGGGGTCTTGAAAGTTATGCTAGGACTGGTCCTAGTCCGATACCTATTGCAACAAAGAATATGAATTCAAATATTGAGAAGTATCCTCCATACTTTACTAGAAATTGAGTCATTTGTGCTTGTGCTCCTCAGCATTTGAGTTAACCGATTGAAGGTGCAGTTAGTGCAACCTCTGTAGACTCAGCAGATGCTAGGTCTAATGGGAAGTTGTGTGCATTTCTCTCGTGCATAACTTCCATACCTAGGTTTGCTCTGTTAAGCACGTCACCCCATGTAGGAATAACTTTACCATTTACGTCCACTACAGACTGGTTGAAGTTGAAACCGTTAAGGTTGAATGCCATTGTGCAGATACCCATGGATGTTAACCATACGCATACTACAGGGAACACTGCTAGGAAGAAGTGTAAACTTCTTGAGTTGTTGAAAGAAGCATACTGGAAGATAAGACGACCAAAGTAACCGTGTGCTGCTACTATGTTGTATGTTTCTTCTTCTTGTCCGAACTTGTAACCATAGTTCTGAGACTCTTGCTCAGTTGTCTCTCTGATTAGAGAAGATGTAACTAGTGAACCGTGCATTGCTGAGAATAAAGATCCTCCGAACATACCTGCAACACCTGCCATGTGGAAAGGATGCATAAGAATGTTGTGCTCTGCTTGGAATACGAACATGAAGTTAAATGTACCTGAGATACCTAAAGGCATTCCGTCTGAGAAAGATCCCTGACCGAAAGGATACACTAAGAATACAGCGAATGCTGCTGACACTGGTGCTGAATAAGCAACACAGATCCATGGTCTCATCCCTAGTCTATAACTAAGTTCCCATTGACGTCCCATGTAAGCTGAGATACCGATAAGGAAATGGAAGATAACAAGTTGGTATGGTCCTCCGTTGTAGAGCCATTCATCAACTGTTGCTGCTTCCCAAATTGGGTAGAAGTGGAGTCCGATTGCGTTTGAGCTTGGGACGACTGCTCCTGAGATGATGTTGTTTCCATATAGAAAAGATCCTGCTACTGGTTCGCGAATACCGTCGATATCGACAGGAGGTGCTGCAATGAATGCAACGATGAAACATGCTGCTGCTGCGAGTAAGCATGGAATCATTAATACTCCAAACCAACCAACATAGATTCTGTTGTCTGTTGAAGTTACCCACTCACAAAACTCTGGCCATCCTGCTAGGAGACCTTTGCTGCGGGTTTGAGTTGAAAGAGTTGTCATTAGTAAGACGTTTTTTAGTAGGGCATCAAGGGTAGATGCGATACATATTTCCTGCAATCCCTCACTACAGGATATTAGAGACGAGGTATTATACTGCCTATAGGTCTCGGTTTAAGAGCAGTTGTGCAACAGGGTGACGATATTTTCGGGTCCTTCTGCAATGTAAAGAAATCTTTACAGTGTGTTGATTTAAAAACAACTTCCATAGTATATAGGCTTTTGAAAATTTTGTCAAGCCTTTTCTGGATGAATATCTGCGTAACCTGTAGACCTCTCTAAGAAGTCCACACCTTCAAGGTGGTCATGCTCATGCTGAAATACTCTCGCTGTAAATCCAGTCAGTTTTTCTTTGTAAATCTTTCCGTCCTCGTCTTCCCACTTCGCTACTATAGATGCAGGTCTTGTGACCTCATAGAATTGATCAGGATAAGTCAGACACCCCTCTTCAAAAGGAATCTTCTTACTGTATGACTTGATAATCCTAGGGTTAAAACATACGGTAGTCTCTCCGTCTGCCATCATTACAAATGCTCTCTCCCAAATACCTATCTGATTTGCAGAGAGTCCAACACCCTTATGATGTATCATACTCTCGGTAAGAGTCTTGGATAATTCTTTACGATCTAAATGATAACTACAGCAATCAACACGATGATGTAGTAAGTAATTATCAGATGGTACTAAGTCTTTAATCATCGAGTGGGTTAGGCATTCCTAGAAACTGTTGACCATATTTATGGTAGCAAGTAATAATCTCATCATGCAATTTCTTCTCTTGGAATCCCAGTCCTTCTTTCATATCATCAAGGTGCTGTTGAAATAATCCTTCTTCAATGTAATAAGCACAAAACTCATACACTTCTTTAGTTAAACTAATCCTTGCATTAATAAATGCATTCAAACAAAACTGGCGAGCATGCATTTGCCCATCATTGTATCGCCAATCGGCAGAGAAGTCAGTCATCTTCGGTGATCCTTACTACGAAATCTATATCTTTACCCATCTTAGCACACATAAGTTGAGATAGGTAGTATAAAAAGTTTGCTTTTGATTGTGATAGTTGTCGATAGTGAGAGAGTGTTAACCAACCCTCCCCATCAAATACTTCTAGTTTATAATACTTCTCCATGACGCAACCAGTTTAAAATATTTTCTGGATAGGTGATCTCGTAAGGATCTTCCTTTGCATCATCTTGTTTACCTGGTTCCTCGAATACTTTTGTAATCACTCCTTCTTCTATGATACATGCGTATCTCCAAGAGCGAAGACCAAAACCTTCTGGCATCTTTGTCACCAGTTGATTCATTAGACCAGTAAACAATGCGTTACCGTCTGGAATCAATTTCACTTTTTCTATACCCAACTCTCTTTGCCATGCATTCATAACAAAACCATCGTTCACAGAAATACACCAAACCTCATCTACTCCTTCCAACTTAAAGTTATTATAAGTTGCCTCGAAGGAGGGTAGTTGAAATTGGGTGCATGTTGGGGTGAAAGCACCTGGTAGAGCAAACAATACATGCTTGCCACTACCAAATAATTCACTTGAGTTTTTCTTAACGTATCCAAATGCTTTGTCGTTGCAGTCTTTCTGCGAGACAAATACAAAATCCACTGATGGGACTTCCATAATTACTATTTACTCTACGGTATATAGTATATCATGCAACTTGGTATAAGCCAACCGCAAAGATGACAGTAGATCCCCATCCTGCAATCCTAGGAATATACCTGATTGACATTGGACGTTTGTATACTTCCATTACATCATGGTAAGACTTTGACATAGCATCTGACATTATACGAAACCTGGAATGATTTGACCTGTTGTTAAATAAGCACCTAGTCCTGCGATGATGCCTAGCATTGCTAGTCTACCGTTAAGTTTCTCAGCAACGATCTTTTCTTTTTCAATAGTTTTCATTAGAATATACCTGGAATAATTTGTCCTGTGAATGTGTAAGCACCAACTGCTGCTACAAAACCTAGCATTGCTGCCCATCCGTTAAATCTTTCTGCTTCTGGAGTCATGAGTTTGTCCTCTTTGTTTGTGATTGTGAATTGTGACTGAAATTTCATCTCTTAAAAGAGACCTGGTGCTATCCATCCGAATAGACCGTAGTTAATTGTGCCGATTACTAATCCCATCATCGCTAGGCGACCGTTGATTAGTTCTGCGTTCTTCCAGTAGTCCTTCATTAGAAGATACCTGGAATGATTTGTCCAGTGGTGATGTATGCACCTAGTAATGCTACGAAACCAATCATTGCCCAACGACCGTTAACTTTCTCAGCGTTCTGTGGGTATCCCTCGTAGTTAACAGACTCATCTATGTAAGGTCTTGTCTCTGCAGGGAACATGTTTTGTCTTCCACCTGACTCAGTTGTTGTTGTCATTTTGCTTTGTAAAGAACTGTAACAATATTATATAGTAATTGTTAAATTCCTGTCAACCCCATATGAGTATAATTACTTGTTGGTATCCTAACATCCTTGCTATGACTGGGACGAAGAGGTGTCCCTTTATACCATACTTATGTCAGGGTTTCCTGACATTACAGGAAATGGTACCATCCTGTTGCAATAATCTTCTCTGAGGTCTCTGATTTTCTACCTCTGTGATGGTATGTCCAGTCTGCTGGCCAGATTACAGTCAGTCCTTTTTGTGCAGGAACATACAGTTGTTGATGGAACCACTCAGTGCCACCGTCAGGAACGTCATTAAGAAAGGTCATCCAGACCAAGTGTCGATAAGTATTCGACCGTGAAGAAGATTGACGTTCGCAGTGCCATAAGTGGTATCCCCCACCTTTTCTATAGTATTGGAGGTTAAAGAACTCCTCTAACTTCCATACATTTGTCTTAGCACACAGTGGAAACTTCTCTACGTAGTTGTTAGCTACCCTGTTAAGTTCCCCTGTGAAATCCGTAACTCTTTTATCCTCTATCCCTATGAACACAGCAGTGTCCATTGAGTCTTTGATATCAGTGTTAACCATTCCACCACCATCGTCACCGATGGTCTCCCCTTCCCATGTAGAAAATATCTTCTGGTTGTTATAGAAATCTATAAGACCATCAGTAGCTGCCTCATCAATGACTTCTGTGTATAAGAAGTCAGTGCGAGGGTGTGCTAGTTTATTATCGTATAATATAGGATCAGGGGTAAAGTTCATGCTAAGTCATAATCAATTCTATTCATTAGATAAGTGTAGTCATCCTCTGGATCTCCGAAGAATCGGATGCCTTTACTCTCGTAAAACCTCCAAAGATTGCTTAACAACATTGGGTACTGTGTATCTAAATGTACCTCTCCATTAACTGCTCTGTCTAGAATCTCCAAGGACTTTGGAAATGCTTGCTGAATAGTCATGGTCGTCTCCTTACGTAGTGAACTCTTGGTACTTACCTACTACTAGTGCCAAGGTGGTCCTTGTACCCACCCTACTAAAGAGTTGCGAACACCATTAGTAACAGCGTTCACTTGATGCAGGTCATCACTGTGGAAGAAGATCATTTGACCTGCCTCTAGTGGTACCTGCTGATTAATCAAAAGGAATTCTCCTCCTTCGAAACCTCCATCCAATAGGAGGACAAAAGAGATCTTTCTGATACGCTCATGCTTTCGTTTATTCCTACACCACTCGGATTCATCTTGATGCCAGTCGTATCTATCTCCTTCAGAGTATCTAGTAACTTGCAAAGGTTCCAGAAAGTCCACATCGAAAAACCATTTAGCGGCTTCATTAACACGAGTGACGTATGAAAGTACAGTGTCGTTAAGTGCTTGCGACTCAACAAACGCAACCTCCGATTGGCGTACACCATCAATCTCTGTAGGTACATAATCTGGTTCTCCGATAACTTCTTTAATTAATTTATACTCTTCATCATCTAACGTAACAGTTACGTATCTATCTCTGTAGTTCATAATACACTTCTCTGAATTTTCATTGGTTCTGGTTCAGCAAGTCTGCCTTGTCCTTTACCTGCAAAGTTCATAGAAATCACTACACGTTGTGTCTCTGACTTGCTTGGATCCTGACAGTGGTGTACAAACGAAGGGAAGAATACAATATCACCCTCCTTCACGTCAGGTGTGAATTCCATAACTTCTCCGTTAATATAATCTGGGAAAGGAGAATAGAATGTAGTAGGTTTATGAACAGTAGGATCAAAATCCACATACATTACTGCCGACACTCCAACAGGACCATGATTATGTATCCCATGCATCTGTCCACCGAAGGTAACTTGATACCACATGTTGATGACCTGCAAGGGTAATGGATAGTCTTGCTGAAACTCATCTAGAACAGGTTGTAATGCCTCTTTAACCACATAATAATAGTCAGGCAAGGTCTTGTTCTTATTGTTATCAAAAAAATCTGATTGCATATCATCCCAAGACGCTTGTCCTGCAGAGGATATGGATGCTAAAGTGCTTCCACCTTTGAGGTGTGATAGTATTCTAGGTTTCCACTTATCCCAATCGGGTATGGAAAAACTCTCAATCGGTACTACGAACATTTTTAATAAACCATTCGGCATCAACTACAACAAGAGCCTTTTTACGATTCTTTTTCATGAACAGGATAGGCTCGTGGTCTCCTGAGTTTGCTTCTGCCTGAGCATAAGCATCGTATACATTTAATTTCTCTTGGTTCTTACATTCTATACTGAAAGGAAACTTTTGTCTAGCATCTCTTGCCATGATCAAGTCTTCCCCACCTGCACCCATGCTTCTAGACTCTATGTCTTCTGGATGTATCTCTCTGTGTT